AAAAATTTTTAAGAAGTAGTAAAGATAGAATAAGCCCTGAATTACAAGACGCAATTAACGAATACATGAGGGACTAATGTCCAAAGCAAAATTTGCAAAAATTGTTTTTAAAAAATTAAAAGAAGGAATCCCTGGAGGACCTAGAAAAGGTCAAAAGGTAGCATCACACGGCATATATGACGGCAGGCGGTATGAACTTGATGAACTTACTCCTTTAAAGGCAAGGGGAGAAAAGGGAAACTTTAGTTTTCATCGAGACAAATTTATACCACGTGTAGTACTCGCAGATAAACCAATTGTTAATAAAAAACTTAAAACTAGCCTTACTGGCGAGGCTATAGATAAGAATAAATACATTATGGATACTCTTGAAAGTATGCCCGATAAGCAATTATTTCGACTTACAACAAAAGAAATGGATAAAATGTTTGGCCGTAATGTAAGTTCCCAAAGAAAACGTGTGCTTGCTAAAAGAATAGATCCTGCAACAGGAAAAAATTACAAACCTTTTGAAATGGGACTTTCGGCGTTTGGAAGACATTTTAAAAAATATGATGAGTTTGATAATCCAATTGCTATTGATAGAAAATTAAAATCAGATCTTGGTCTCAAAGAAAAAAATTATAAAAAAATAATAAAATTATTTAATGACATAGATTCATTAGCAGAAAGTAAAACCATGAGTGGTATTAATGCAAGAAGTTCTTTGTTTTTACAAGTTAATAGAGCCATACAAGGTGGTAAAGCAGCAAAAATACCAGAAGATCAAGTGGTACAGAATGTTATAAAACAAGTAGATAATTCTGCTTGGGGAAACATGTTAAAAGAAAGAAATGTAAGAGCTGCTGATATAAAAAGAGGTGAAAAAATTGGAATACTTACAAAAGATGATAGACCAGAAATAAGTCACGTTATTCCTGTACAAAACGATTTGTCAAAAGCTTTGGATATACAAAATGTTTTTTATGAACCTAGAGGAATAAACAGAGCAAGACCTAGAGGGGAAATTGCTCAAAGAAGAGATGACTATTTACAAGAACTAGATAGTAGGATTATTAATTATGATTTAATGGACAAATACAGTTTATCAAAAGGTGGTCTAATTAAAAAAGGATTACAAAAAATTATTGACAGTGCAAAGTTTGATCCGTCACGTAGAAAATTTATAAAACAAACTGGTGCTACAGCTGCGGCTGCAACAATGCCTGTGGGTAGATTAGCGCCGCTAGCGGCCCAGGCTGCAACAAAAGCAGCGACACGTTTCGCACCACCGTGGATTAAATCAATGGTAAGTATATTAGATACTTTAAGTACAAAAAGTGGAGTGATGAGCCATACCATGTCTAACGGAACAAAAATAAGATCACTTGGTGGCACAGCTGATACATACAGTGGAAAAGTAACACCTTTTGAAATTACAAACTCAGATGGATATAAAGTTCCTGTTAACATGATCAAAAATAAAAATGGTGATCTGCAAATAGAATTTGATATTCGTGATGATTTTTCTAATAACCAACACATCTACATAGACAAAAAAACAGGACAAGTAGAAATAGTTGATGAGAATTATTACATGACATCACCAGAAGATTATGCAAAAGATGACCCAATTACTTGGGATGTAACCACACCATCACAGATGCAAGCGTTCGAAAGAAAGATGGGCATTATGCGTGGTGATGGTAGTGAAAAAATGAAAGACTTTTCTTCACTACCTGAGGACGGTGACTATACAGAGCTATTCGAAAGTTTTATTGATTCCTTTTCACCATCTGGTAACATATTTAACACAAAAGAAAAAGCCAAGCAAATAGCTAAGGAACAAAAAAGATTAAAAAATTTAAAAGACGAAAGAATGGAAATGGATTTTGAATCACAATTTAGAGGTGGAAATATACACGGTTTTTATCGTGGAGGCACAAGTATGCGTGATTATCAAGACACAAATAAAATAGAACCAAAACAAAAACCAGATCTTAGATTTAGCAGAATAAGACAAATGGATGACAGAGAAGCAATGGCACGTATGATGATGGCTGAAGATGATAAAAATTTTCAAGGAGGTCAAGCTGTTGGACATGTTATTTTTAACCGTGCACAAAATCCTAATTACGTAAATACATATGGGGGTAACCCTAATAAAAATATTAGCCCTATTGTTAGTGTCTTATCTGGTAAAGGACAATTTTCTCCGTACAGTGATAAAACAACAAGATTTTTTGCTGATTACAAAGATCAAGACTTAAATTTGTATAACCAATACCTTGATTATGCAGATCAAATTATTGCAGGACAAGCAAAAGACTTTACTGGAGGAGCAGATTTTTTTGCTTTGCCTGGATACGAAAAAAATTTTGGTAATGTAAATTATAATTACATAGATCAATACGGAGGTCACAAATTTTACAAATCATATAACCAAGGCGGCATGGCTAACAAGTTTACAGTCAGTGATGCAGTAAAAGAAATAAAAGCTAATCCACAAAATTTTGTCGGCGGTGGACTGGTAAAGAAACTAGCACCAAAAGTAATAGGCAAGATAAGAGAATACTCTCCTAAATTAACAGGGCCTAAGACGCAAGGACCTATGCGCCCGGATAGACCGTACACAGTTTTTGATGAAGCTGGTCTACCAATAAAAGATTTTGATACAGAAAAAGCAGCTAGAAATTTTCTAAGAGATGATGCACGAGCTGGTGGTTCAGCTGATATGTATACCATAGGTACAAGTTATTCAAAAAATGCTAAAATGCCTGGCGATGACACAGCTGGCGCAATGTTTTGGTCATCACGTGAGAAACTTATAGACGCACCAATGGAGTCTGCAAAAGGATCAGAATGGCTAGCATATCTAAAACGACCATTTGCAAAACACAATCCTATTAAGGACATGGAATTAAATGATACACAGTTATCGACACACTTATCTAGAAACGGAAGTAAAACATTATCAAAAGCACAGATAATAGAAGAATTTGATACAAAACTTGCACCTGAAATAGATGTAATATCATTAGGTTCACCTGGTGTAAAAGAATCAAAAGCACTTACTAAACTTTACAGAAAAACAGATTTACAAGCATACAGACCTGGACCACTAAAAAATGTTTTAAGCGGTTTAAAAATGAGAATACCTTCACTAGAAGAAGCAGTAAATAATAATAACAAAGATGTGATATTAAAAGAAATTGCAACCATAGAAGATCTAGTGCAAAAAAACTTTGGTGTTGCTAATTCTATTACAGAAGGATTTCCACAAAAGTTTCCGTATGAATTAAAACAACCACTACAAGAAATTGCATCGACAACTGGTGTAAGACTTGGAGGATTTAAAGAGTACGCAAAAGAAGCTAGTTACCGTGGGCAACAAACGATGGGTGGTGGATCAAACTACCGTGAGTTTTTATTTAAGTACAAGCACAAACCTGGATCACTGCGTAATACAGAACCAACATACACCTACGCGCATGACTTTGGGTTAAATACTTCGCAACGTGCAAATGGTTTTGTACACATGCGTACATCTGATAGAACAGATGAATTTGGTAGAAGAATATTGCACATAGAAGAAATACAATCTGACATGCACCAACCAATAAATGCTGCAGGCAGAAGAGTAAAAAAATATCAAGCAGATAAAGCAGCAAGAGGAGAACCGTTATCAGAAACAAGAGCTTATAAAGATGATGTGCAACGTTCTAAGTATGCAGATCGTGGTGATTTGGTAAGAGAAACAGATAATGCAAACGAACAACAAATGATGTTAATACAATCCAAGATAGAAGATTTATTATCAATGCCGCAAACAAAACAAACACAAGTGCGGCTAGCAAGATTAAATAGAGAGCGTGCAAAGATAAGAAATATTATTGCTGAAAAACGAGCAGCAGCTGGTTCTGGTGATAATAGTGGTGTACCTCAAGGACCGTACTCTAAAACAGAAGATTATAACGAGTTTGTTATGAAGTATGCACTTAAAACAGCGCAAGAAGGTGGGTATGATGGCATATCCATATCAACACCGGCAATAAAAAATAGAGGTATCTCACAGGGCAGCAGAGATTACATAGGTAATATAACTGCTTATGGTCCAATAGCAGAAGGGGCAATGAAAAAAGTGTCTAAAAAAAGTGGTGCAAAATTTATGAAATCTGTTATAGTTGATGAAGACAATAGGGCTTATGAAATTCCAATGTTGCTGATAAAGGATAATCCACAAGCAATAGAAAGAATTTCTAAAGGATTGGGCGCATACAAAAGAGGGGGAATAGCTGTAAATGGCTGATAATAATAAAAACAACATAGATAAAGCATTAGAAGCACTCACAGGTGCATTAGAAATAGAACCTACTGGTGAGGAAATAGAAGTTAACCCTGAAAAAGGTGTTGACTTTGAATCTGATGTAGAACTACTAGAAGATGGTAGTGCAGAAATTAATTTAGATCCAAACGCACCAATAGACACATCACAAATACCACATGATGCTAACTTAGCAGAATATATAGAAGATAATGAATTAGGTAGATTTGCAAGTGATCTACTAGCTGAATTCGAATCGGATCGTGACTCAAGGAAAGATTGGGAAGATACCTATATCAAAGGCCTTGATATGCTAGGCTTCAAATATGAAGACCGCACACAGCCATTCGAAGGAGCGTCCGGGGTCGTACATCCCTTACTCGCTGAATCTGTTACACAGTTTCAAGCCCAAGCGTATAAGGAACTTCTCCCCCCAAGCGGCCCCGTACGAACTCAAGTTGTAGGTTTAGAAACACCTGAAACAAACGAACAAGCACAGCGTGTGCAAGAATTTATGAATTACCAAATAACAGAGGTGATGCAAGAATACGATCCGGATATGGACCAGTTATTATTTTATCTACCGTTGTGTGGTTCTGCATTTAAAAAAGTTTATTATGATGGGTTAATGAAACGTGCCTGTGCAAAATTTGTTGCAGGAGAAGATCTTGTTATAAATTACATGGCAACTGATTTAGAGTCAGCTGACAGAATTACACACATTATAAAAACAAGTGGCAACGATATACGTAAACAACAATTACAAGGTTTTTACCGTGACATAGAATTACCAACTGGGCAAGTTGATTCTGATGACGTTGCTGACAAAGTAGACGAATTAGACGGAGCAGAAAAAAGTTATGGCTCTAGCGATGAAGAACATACAATATTGGAAATGCACATAAATGCAGACGTGCCAGGATTTGAAGATACGTCTGGAGTTAAATTACCTTACATAGTTTCTATTGACCAATACTCACAAGAGATATTGTCGATAAAAAGAAATTACAAAGAAGGTGATCCAAACTTTATGAAGAACCATTATTTTGTACATTACAAGTTCCTCCCTGGATTAGGCTTTTATGGATTTGGTCTTATCCACATGCTCGGTGGGTTATCAAGAACTGCAACAAGTGCTTTGCGACAATTAATTGATGCAGGTACCCTTGCTAACTTACCAGCAGGTTTTAAGGCACGTGGCATGCGTATACGCGACCATGATGAACCTTTACAACCGGGTGAGTTTAGAGATGTTGATGTAACAGGACAATCAATAAAAGAATCATTGATGATGTTGCCGTACAAAGAACCATCAGCTGTATTATTTCAGCTATTAGGTTTTGCTGTTGATGCAGGTAAATCATTTGCTGCCATAGCAGACATGAAGATGGGTGAAGGCAATGAACAAAATCCTGTAGGCACAACATTAGCATTAATAGAGCGTGGCACAAAAGTTATGAGTGCCATACACAAAAGATTACACTATGCACAAAAAATAGAATTTAAACTATTAGCAAAAGTATTTTCTATTTATTTGCCACCACAATATCCTTACATGGTTGTTGGTGGAAACCAAATGATTAAGCAACAAGACTTTGATGATAGAGTAGACATACTACCCGTATCAGATCCTAATATATTTTCTATGGCACAACGTGTTACATTGGCGCAACAACAATTACAACTTGCTAATGCAGCACCACAACTACACAATTTACGTGAAGCATACAGAAGAATGTACGCAGCAATGGGTGTCGATAATGTAGAAACATTATTATTGCCTGACCCAGGTAATCCACAACCTATGTCACCTGCAATGGAAAATGCTGGTGCAATGCGTGGCAAAGAACCAAAACCATTTCCTATGCAAGATCACACAGCACATATATCTGCCCATGCAGAATTTATGTTTACAAGAATGGTACAAATTAACCCGCAGTTATATGCAATGCTGCAGGCACACGTATCAGAGCATATATCGTTGATGGCTAGTGAACAAATGCAGCAAAAGTATGGACCACAGTTTGAGCAGCTACAACAAGCAATGCAACAGGCACAACAAAACCCACAAGCAGTACAACAATTACAACAGCAAATGGACCAGTTAGTAAACCAACAAGCATCAGAACAAGCAAAAATTGAAGCAGAAATGACAAAACAATTAGCGTCTGATGAGGAATCTAGAATAAGCAGAGAAGCTCAAGATCCACTTGTTAAATTAAAACAACAAGAAATTGATTTAAAAGCTATGGAAACTCAAATGAAAATGCAGAAAGACATGGTATTTGACGCAGAAAAAATTGATATTGAAAGAGATAAGTTAGAAGCGGACACTACTATTAACTTGATGAAAGTTGCAGCCGATGTTAATAAAGAGGATTCTACAGAGGCAATGGCATTATTAAAAGAGAACATGGCAAACACTAGGGAAGCCATGAAACAAAAAGCAAGTAACAATGGAAACAGAACAAACAAAAAAACTACTGACCAAGCTTAGAGACGCAATGCTAAAAATAGAAGAAGCTGCAGAAAGCGAAATAAAATGTAGTGACGATTATTTACAAGTTTGTGGAGCGTTGATGGCTGTAACAAGAAACATGTATGAAAAAGCTTTAGGAACAGAACAGACAAAAGAAATGTTTATGGCTGTTGCTGATAGTTTTGATTACCAACAAGAAGTTTTGCATTTCTTTAAGGATATGCCAAAACCAACAATACATTAGGAGGTAATATGCCAAAAGTAGGTACTAGATCATTTCCCTATACTTCTGCTGGTGCGCAGCAAGCAACAAAGCATGCACGTGCAACAGGTCAAAAAATGACAATGAAGAAAGGTGGAAAGGTTAAAAAAGGTTACCGTAAGGGTGGCCTTAAAAAAGGCAAATAGGAGGTAATATGAAGTTACTAAAAGATTTATGGGCTCACTTGAAAGAGTGGAGTGACTGGAAGCTTAAGGACTGGATTAAGGCGGCTATCGTCGCATTAGTCGTTATAGTAATAATTGGAGCTATCTAGTGGTCGACAGAAGATCAGAATATTTAAAACGTAAAAACACTCCGACCCCTTTTAATCAGGGGCCGGAGATGCAGAATTACAATCGTATGATGGATTTGCAATCACAAGCACCTAGCTTTGCACAAAACGATCCACGCTTAAACGAACTTAAAGATGCAAGAAGAACATACAACCGTTTTGATAAATACAAGATAGGTGAACGCCAAGGTGTAGCACCTTTGGACGTACAACAACAATTTTCTAATCAAAGTAACATGCTTAGAAACGCTGCACCAAACGCTTATTCGACAATGTATCCTATCCAAGATTTTGCCATGAAGTATGGTGAGACTGGAGGATTCTTAGGTATGTTAGCAAAAGAAGCTTTTGGTAAAACCAAACAAGCACAGTCAGGTATTCAACAAGCTTTAAAAACAAACGTAGGTGATCCTATTAGAGCAGTGGGTTCTGATATTATGAATAACATTGGCATAGCAGGAGCTGCTGATGCAGACGAAGCAGAGATGCAAGACTATGCAGCACAGACTTTTGGTATGGGTGCACCTATAGATAGACATCCTGGTACAATGGTAGATGGTATAGAATATAATTTATCTGGACCAGCAAACACATCTACATCCGAAGTTATTTACAATCCACACGGCCCAACTTACTATGATAGAGCAGAAGTTTTAGATTTTGATGAAGACCCTAATCAACCTTACGTTGCACCAGATAATTATGTAGAAGATGATTTTGGTGCTGTGACAGATAGATTTATGCCAATTGAAAGAGATAGCAACAGAGAAGCAGGCATCATGAGTCAATACCCAGGCACTAATTTTATTGGACCAAGGGACGACCCTAATCGTAGACCAACAATGGCAGACGTTGCAGGACCTATGTATCCTGGTTTAATTCCATATCCTGAATACGGTCCAGGAATCGTATACCAAGAAGGAAGAGGCAGAGGAGATTT